AGGCCAACAAAGGCTCCAAGGAGACCACCGTACTTACCACCAGTAGCAACGTCTGAAGCAAGGTTAGAAACAGCATGCGCTGTCCAATTTCCATACTCCACAACGTCACCAGCCAATTGTGGAAAGAGGCCCACCAAGTCTTGAGCTTCCTTTTTATAAATTCGATCAGCCGCTTCGCGATGATTCGTATCTTCCCAATGGGCATAAGCCGAATCATGCAATCGCGACAATTTATCCAATTTACTTTGAGGAAGGGCTTCGCCAAATTCAACCGAAGTTTGAATTTTACCATCTGACAAATAAGGTCCAGTATAGTTCTCGTCCAAATAAGGTAAAGAACTTTCTTTTTCAGCCATTATTTCACCACCCACACTCCCATTAAACCACACACACACACAAACATTCAACACACAAATTTACTTACTTAGAGCCAGAACTGAGGACTAACGTCCTGCACATCTAACTCATTCCGGATCGACTCATTACCTCTCAAATACTGAATCAAATCTTTCCGGTCGGTCAACTTCACTATATCAAACAGTTCTGGGTATTCTTCTTTGCCTCTAAAATAGGCTTGCCAAAACCACTCGAACCGTTTTCTATCATGGCACCAATTGCGCATATGCGCACACAGTGCTTGCGGCAGATCTTCCAATTTCGTTTTCTGAAGCGAAATCACGTGCTTGGTGAACCTAGAAGGTACCCAAGTAGGCATGATATTATCTCCACCAAACTTCCAACTGAAAAAAGAGGCTCCTACCATCGTAGGATGAACCTCCGCTTCATGGACTTCAAACCCCATTTTCTGCATCTCTGCCACATAAGCCTTCTCATCAAAATCTAAAGGGACACTTTGCGTCTTGTCGTCGCCGCCAACACGAGTTCTGCAGCGTTGAGTTATATACTCATTGCTCAAACCCATTGTAATTTTGGCTACAACATCAACCACTAGTATTCCTACAGAATTAGCCGCAATAGTAATCACAGACCCAGAAGTCATAAGAGCCGCTTGCAAACGTTCAACAATAGTCCCATCGGGTAATCTGAAGGGGAGCGAAAATTGCTCCTCCAGTTGCTTCCGTGCACCTGCTTTCCATTCCACAGCATCTTCTTCCGTCATGTTTTTACTCCTCACAGCCAATCGAATTATGACATTTATAACCACTTGAACCAGCCAAGGCCAGTAAGAGTAATCCCAATGTTTCATATCATCTTGAACTATCTTGTATTTCTTACCTCTGTTCATCGTTCTAAAAAACCAGTCACCATCAGTAGGTTTGAGTGGACTCCACCCAACCATAATGGGACTCTTTCTATAGTTCGCCACCAGAGCATCATTAAAGTTGCCAAAGTAAGCATGCGTTTTAATCTGATCATTTAAACCAACACCATGCACCAAACGGTGCATGGAATCTTGGATTTTCTTGAGTTTCGTCGCTTCATACTTTCCGAACAAGTTACTTGGGGATGGCTTACCGATGGAGTGTAACACTTTCTCAGCCAACCCACCAGCGGCAATTACATCACCGTTGGTAGTAAACCCGTCATCCAAGTAAGGATAACCAGGAGACTTTGCTGAGTCAATACGACTACTGTCGATAATTGACTGCACATTGTCTAGGGACAAACAATCTCCAACCATCTCATACTTCACATCCTTGAGCATCTCAACGACTAGGAGCTCAGCCCGGTCCAACGTTTCACGGTCGGGGCATACACTCTTCTCCATTGCGTCGACAAACATTCCCAAGTGATTTTCAGCAGAGCGTTTCAAAATTGCTCTGGTTCTCTTGGCGTCCACAAACTTTGGGAAAACATAGGCATCTCGGCTGTACCCGAGATTTATAGCCGCTTCATAATCAAGCAGTGCCATAGTTCTCAAATCATTCTTCTTCTCCAAAGGTGGGTGAACAGCCCGCGCTTTAACTTCTTGAACTCGCAATATTCCATTCTCTTTCAAATTAAAACCATTTACATCCAGCGAATTTTCATCCTGGTATGTCAAGTTAAAATTTTTCAAGACTTTCTCTTCTTCCTTATCATAGGGTTCATAGGATCTAAAACGGTCTCTGTGCCCATCTGGGTTCCACTCTTCAAGATCGTCCATCTCCACCATTTCCTGTCTTCCAGTACGTTTACACACTAAGATGTAATAACCCGTACCTGCATAAGACTTGTCACATTCTTCCCCCCATTGATTTCTAACCACTCTATGCACAGGGTCCCACTTAAAATCAGCGGTGGACTCCACATTTGCATTGAGATAACGGTTTATGAAAAATCGCAAGATCATTATACTCAACCCCTCGTTACAAGTTCCTCTCCGGCGTTGGTGAATACCAACAACTTTCTTATTTATCATAACTGGGCCTCCGGACCAACCAGGATGTGTGGTCGCATTGTAACAAATGCGGCCTGGTATTTCTGATTCGGTCCTGAGGATCCTTCCCGGGGCTGTCTTCAAATATGAATCCCCAAACAATCCGTAGGTGCTTATGGTAGACTCCCACAAACTAACACCCATCGGCAGGGCACCGACACCGAGTTTCGAAAACCAGTTTGGTGACATGCAGAAAGCAGCCAAGTCAAAAGTAGATCTATCGTCATCATCAATAATAGAAACGAGGGTATCGAAATCTACAACCACCGCATCACGCGTGGCCGGCACGACAACCATTCCGTTCTGTTTAAATCCACAAACGAAAGTTCTGCCTGTTTTACATTGGCAAACACTAACAACATGTTCAGCCGTCACAAAGAAGTCCCCAACTCTGCAAGCCATGCCTTGCGGTACCAGAGTCAAGCAGCCATCAGTCTCCTTCTCTTGGAGGATTAACATAGCACCACTCACCAACTTGGCATTATAAGGCGTAGACCCATCAACGGCCATTTCGTACTCGAG